GTCGTTTGGTACCTGAGTACCGTCTTCGTTCGTCTCTCCAGACATAATTAACTCCTTCGTTGGCCTCCGCCTCTTCTTACACTTTATTTATCTACTTTACCTTCCGAGGGTAAAGGGCTTATTCTTCTTCTTCTTCCTCAGATTCTTGTCCTTTTAACTTCTTGACAAACTTCTGTTTGTTAGTGTAGCCCTGTACTGTGGTAGAATCCCTACTTGTGTCTTGTACCTTAGCCTCATCCCATAAATCTTTAGCTAACCTGTCAAAGATCTCTGTGCTTTTATTAGCACGTTCTCTACCCTTGTACATTATGGTTACCTTACAGTTCCTATGCTCATCCTTGTCGATGAACTTACGAATCTGTTTCACTTTACGTTCGTAATCTGCTATGGCAGTGTTTGGTCTAAATTTTACTTCTTTCAAATTTCTTCCTCCTCATCTACTACAACAACCTCTTCCTCTTCTTCTGGTTGAGGCGGGGTTGGTGGGGTAGGTGCAATACCATTAGCTGAGATGTCTTTAAGTGCCTGTTGGAACTCAACGATCTCAGCAATCTTCTCGACTGCTTCTTCAGCACTCATGCCATGTACAGCAATAAAGTAATCAACGAGCGATGCTCTTCCTTCATTGATGCGCACAGTCCATAGTGCCTCTTCCTTTTCATTCTCAACAGGAAGATTAGGTTCACTGTAGTTAACGAATAGCTTTGACTCTTCAGGGAAATTGTTCTCACTGTGAGTGTTAGCTACAACCTTAACTACATCGAACAGACGCGCAAGTCCTACAGCAAACATCTTCTGTCTCTGCTTACGCAATTCTAAATTAGGTAATTCTTCTACGACTAATTGGAAACCAGAGCTAGCATTACCAACTCCGCCTACCTTAGCACGTACACTCCAATCAGATGCTACTGCTTCAACCCAACCATTAACTACTTCATCAATAGGTTTGAGGTTTACATCGGGTGCTTTAAACTCTGCGAAAGGTCCATCTACTCCTGTGCTATCTAATTGTACTGCTGCACTAGGGCCGAACTTAACCTTCTCAGAGTCTTGTACTGATTGATGTGGGAACTTAGCTGTAGCACCCAGTCTTGTTTGCGTTGATGTTGTGTCATTGTAAGGGCTTGTAGTCTCGATGTGAGACTCGCCCAGAGATGCGTTAGTAAATAAAGTAGGACGCTTCATCCATCCCATCGCAAATTCTGAATCTGACATAGACACATTGTACATCTCATTTACGTTAGTAAGATCCATAGGTACTGTATTCCAGAATCCTACACGTGGGCCCGTAGTGTCATAGAATTGTGCTGCTGGAACTATTCCAAGAGGGTTATCATCTTGCATTGTAACAGTTACTTTACCCACGCCTAACTCATAATCGAAATCAATAATAAGATCAGGCAGTACTAAGCGATAAGCCGCATACTCGTTATGCGTGTAAAGATTGTAGAGCAATAGCTCAGGGATCTTTGTTACGCTGTTCCACTTAACAATAGAGTTGCCTCTATGTAGTAAATCAAAAACTAATCTTTGTGTTGGGTCGTCCCACGTAACGAGTACTAGTGTAGTCTTAAGTAGACGTACCATCTCGTCAAGGTTCATTAATGTCTCAACTGTATCTGCTTTGTCGAACAGATCAACTAATGCTTCCGTAAACGTTTCGTCTAAGCTAATGTCATCACCGCTGCCAGTGTGTACTTCATAAATGGGTGGAGTATCGTGGATGATCTGGCCAGATTTTTCTATGACCATGCGAGTTATGTTTCTGGTGCGGGGAATTAAATGATCGTTTTCCCAGTCTTTACGATGTAGATTGAAGAACCTTATTAACTCTTCCTCTTGCTTGCCATCGTAGTAATTCAAACTCTTCTTAGCTTTCTCTCCCTCTCTACTCGTAAGCTCTTTAACTAGATCAGTTAGCTTGTCTACAGTATTCGTTGAGAAGTAAGCCGCATCGTAGGGGATGTTCTGAGGCATTATTGTTTCCTTGGTAGGTTATTATCTTTATTTATCGTGTTCTTCACACCGTGTTGGATAGCTGTGGAATTAGATATTTCTAAGTGATGGCCTTCTAGCAATAGCAAAGCGATAGTTAATAAAATAACCTAATGCATCGAGTGGATGATCTATGTTGTGCTTCTTATCAGGCATGCCAGCATCAGTGTACGCTTGCTGTTCCAAGCATGTAGTAATATGTGGGCATGTCTCTGTGTTAACGTAGAGTGTACGATCTCCCAATGAATTCAAGAACTTAGCGTTTACCGCCTTCACTCTCACCATTATGCGGGGGTTCTTATTCGGAAATTTAACATGCAGTGGGCCGAATGCATCTTTGAGTAACGTAACATCAGTCATTGTTGTCACTGTGTTAGTACTCTTGCCTGATGAATCAGGGTAAGCATAGATCATGTAGTCATTGTAACGTTGTGCTATGCAAGCGATTAACTCCTCTGTGTCTCGCATTGTGTGGAATTCATCTACCACATAGACTACATTGTTCTCTACTACACAGACTATGCCCGTTGTTTGCCCTACGTTAAAGTCCATGCCTATGTGTAGTACTGGGCGGGCACTGTCTGTTACAAATGATTCAACAGTACGCTCAGTGTTAGAGTCTTTCCTATTAAATCCATGATAGACTGTGCCTGTCTTTAAGTTAGTAAACTCACCGTTAATGTATGCCTCAATCTCAGCGGGAGAATAAGATGAGTACAATGTCTCAATGTAATCTTTAGGGAGATGATAATTCTCTAATGTGCTTGCATGATAGCGTTGCTTATTATGATTATCTTTGACGACGAATAATTCGTGCATTACGTTGTAGCCCTCGGGCGTCGTAGTAGCGCAGAGCTGACGTAAATGTCCTACACGTAATCGTGCTTGTAAGACTTTCCACATAGCTAACCCATCGTCCCGCGATAATAGGTCGGCTTCATCTACCACAGCCCAGGCCAGGTTAAGTGAGTTAAGCTTACGATAGTTCTCTGCTGATCTACAAAAGACCTTAGCAGTTCCTTTCTTGAAGTGTAATAGGAAGACAGGATTAGGAGATATCTTGTAGGAATAACGAATTCCCATCACTGTTAAAACTTCTTCAAACGCGGGAATGAGTGTGTCCTTCAACATGCCGTATGTAGGGGATAAGATGCAGCCCGCTACTTTCAAATTTTTGGATGCTAAGAGAATTGCTTTCGCAGATGCTGCAATAGACTTACCGCAGCCGTAACCGCCGATGAAAGAAACTTCTCTATGATCTAAGTCGTTTACGAATGCGTACTGTGTGGGTAGTAGCTTTCCATTAAACGTTGTCATCTATTTTAACAGTGTACCCTTCTTCCTCTAAGAGTTCTATTGCTCGATCAATCTTGTACATCTTTGCGTACTCATCTGCATCAACCCAAACAGGTTCAACAGTGTAGCCATGCTCTACTAGTGCTTTCATTCTGTCGTAGAGCGTCTCTACATCTATTTTATCTTCTAGAGGTAATGTGTTTAATTTTGGTTCGTTCATTATGTTGCTCCTGTGTCTAGGTCGAAGGAAACAGAATCGAGTAATTCATCTTCCTCAAAAGTTCCGTTATCAGACTGATTTAGTCGTTGCTTCCCAAGCCAGATGCACATTACTGCATTACCGCCTAATGCTAAATCTATTTGTGCTTTTCGTAGACGCACGTTAAGATTCATGGAACCTTTTTCCATTGCTTCTTTGCCTCTACGGCGGATGATGTGTTCGTCAACTCCTAGGACGGCAGCGATCTCTCTTACTGAGGATCCGTAGCTTGCCATTTTCTCTACTGCATCTAGGTCTAGTTTGACTTTGATTGGGCGGCCTGCGCCTTTTGACTCTTTCTTTGGCATAATTCCACTATCGCCTCCACGATTAGTTGTCATCAATCCTGATAACAGTCTTATTTATCTTCGGGGTCGGCCTTAGGAATTAGCTCAAGAACACAGAGTTCATTGCCCTCTGCTGCTGCTTGCATTACTGCTCTACTAATAGCTTCTCTAGGTTCGTCTGTTGTGTACCATGTAATATGATAGGGTGATTGTGAGAACCCAGTAAACATGTCTATTAATTCATCTACTTCACAGTCAGGTTCATCTAATACTGCTGTGTGCAAGCGAATTATGTCGTAGACTAACTCTGCTTTGAGAACCTTAATAGTTATCAGCTCGCTAGTACCAGTATTATGTACATTAAACTGGGGTCCACCCATTGTGCGTAAGTCGTATTTATCCATGCTAACATTATTTAGCTTTAGTAAGAGCCCAGTGCGCAGTTCTCGTGCTGGGCGTCACTCAATGAAGGCCGCAAATGGAGCCTTTGCTGCTTTTTTATCTTATCCGTAAAAACTAACGTGTACTATTGGTGTTCCTGAACTTTCCATGTCTATTGTACTGTTACCAATCACATTTAGAGCTACTGGATTCTGGATGAAGTTAGCCTGTGGCATGTTACCATCTACCGCTGATTCTAATTGTAAGAACTCAGGTAGTGAGCTAAGTAGATTAGTGTCTGTAATAACAACAGTACTACCTGCTCCTACTAGGTCACTCGTTACTTTAATAGTGCTGCCGACAATTGCTGCTGCTGCTTTAGCGGCAATAGCTGTATCAATATCTGCCGCTAGCTCAGTGTACGTTGTGAAGTCGCCTGCGTTGAGCGAAACATTAATGTCACCTAGACCGTCAACGTTTACGTCCATTACGTAATTAATCTGAACTGCTACTACTGCTGACTCTATTGCGTTGTAGTCAGATAGTTCAGAGAACAATGTGTCAGATGTAATTGCAATGGCAGAAGTAGTAAGTGTGCTATCACTAGTAAGTCTAATGTCTCCGCCTACTATTGCTACTGTAATGCCTGTTAGATCAGCCTCGATCTCTGTAATTAGATCAGCAAAATTTTGTGCATTTTCGCCCGTCACAGAAACTGTTACTGGGCTTGCATCACCGTTCTTATCTACATCGACGGTGTATGATGTGGTCGTTCCTGCTGTGGCTGCTGGTACTTCATTGTAGTCAGCTAGGGCTAGGAATAGCGTTGAGTTTGTGTCGTCAATCGCTATTGCTGAACTTGATCCAGTAGTGAGACTTGAAATAACAATGTCATCACCTACTAGCGTTGCGCTACATGGGGTGTTCTCTCTGTTGATTGCTTTAACTACGTCACCAAACGTAAGTAGGTCACCCTTACGGTAGGAAACTGTTACGTCTCCTGCTGTATCAGTGTCAATTACTGTGTCTAGTGTTGCGCCGTCTTCTTTAACGAAGCCTGTTGCTTTGTTAGCGCCTAGTGTTACATCAAAGTCTACAAACTGAAAGCCTGCTGTGTCTGCTGCTAGGCCAGTTGGATCAGAGTCTAATTTAGTCTCAGTGAATGAAACTTCTTGATAGCCTGATGCGAAGTCTGCTAGTGCGATTGCCGTAGCGCCTGTGATTGAATCACATGTAGCTACTTGTACGCCATTAGTTGCTGATGGGCTTGTGTCAATTGCTACATCTAACGATACGCTTAGTTCGTCGGCAGTAGACACATTAAATACTGCTGTTCTAATGCCTTCTGGGATAGCAAGTGTTTGTGCTACGCCTGCTGCTAATGTAGTGACAAAGTTTAAGTCTGAAATGACTTGTGGTCGGTTTGGTCCTCGATAGGCCATGTTATTGTACTCCTTATGTGTGCGCAGGTTGGTTACTGCTGGTTATGCTTTTATTTATCTTGTCTTAGCCTGCGCCTTAAGTCTACTTCTGCCTCTATTGCATCTAGTTCTTTTCGGCGTTCGGCCCTAGCTTCTTGTGTTAGTACATAAGCCTGTTCATCTCCATTGTAGTATTTCTTGACATAGTACTTATGTTGTATTTCATCTAGTCGTTTTCTGTTAGCTGGATCATTACGATAGACTGCTTGATATTGTTTTTGGTAAGCTTTCCACTTAGGTGATTTCTTGTAAGCGTTACCATAGGATTCATCTCGTCCTTTTTGACACATCATACAGTTACCACCCTTAGTGTAGCGCCTAGAATCTTGGTGTCCATACTTACACACAGATCCTATGTAAGTGAGATCTCCGTTAGCTATTGCTATCTTACGTGCTGGTATTCTAGGTCTTCCCACCATTTTTCTTACCTACGTTAGCGTTCCATTTGTCACGCCGTGCTTTTAGTTCTTCTTCTTCTTTCATTTTCTTCATAGCCCAATTGACTACGTTACCCTGTGCTTGAACTTTAGGGTCTTTCTCTGCTATCCATAGAGCAATAGCGTTAAGAGCATTAGCATGTTCTTGAAACATGTTAGCTGAATTATTGGC